CACTGGTAGGAAACTCACATCTCTCGAATGTCATGATATTCTCTGCAAAATCGGGGAAGTTGTTGTTGTGGGTGGAGTACGGCGATCAGCAATGATTTCATTGTCTGACCTTGAAGATGACCGAATGAGGGGAGCAAAAAGTTGAGACTGGTGGACACACAATGGACAACGAGCACTCGCTAACAACTCAGCAGCTTACATTACTAAACCAGATATTGGACAGTTTCTTTCTGAATGGACAAGCCTTTATAACAGTCACTCTGGAGAGCGTGGTATCTTCTCACGAGCCGCAAGTAAAAGTCAGGCTAAGAAAAACGGGAGGCGTGATGGAGATTATGACTTCGGAACTAATCCCTGTTCAGAAATCATACTTCGACCATACCAATTCTGTAACCTCACAGAGGTGGTGGTCAGAGCAGAGGACACTGTAGAGACACTAGCTAAGAAGGTGCGGATTGCTACTATCCTGGGTACATTCCAGAGTACTATGACGCACTTCCCTTACCTGCGTAAGATATGGAATAAGAACACAGAAGAGGAGCGACTGCTTGGTGTATCCTTGACTGGTATCCTAGATAACAAGTGGATGGGAGAAGTAAATGACAGCACTGCGAAGGCTCTTGAACAATTACGCCAAATCTCCGTTAGCACCAATATGGACTTTGCAGCAACTCTGGGAATCCCTCAAGCTACTGCTATTACTTGTGTCAAACCTAGTGGCACTGTTAGCCAACTTGTTGATTCTGCCTCTGGTATTCATGCTCGACATAGTCGTTATTACATACGAAGGGTTCGTGGCGATAAAAAGGACCCTCTTTCGACTTTTTTAGCAGAGGCTGGCATTCCTGCCGAAGATTGTGTAATGCGACCAGACAGCACAATAGTCTTTTCATTTCCAATGAAGGCTCCTGAAGGAGCAAGACTGCGTGACGATCTAACAGCATTAGAGCACCTTGACCTATGGTTGATGTATCAGCGGCACTGGTGTGAACACAAACCGTCTGTGACTATCTCTGTTAAGGAAGATGAATGGATGGACGTTGGCGCATGGGTTTGGCGCAACTTTGATGAAGTCTCTGGCGTGTCTTTCCTGCCTTGGGATGGCGGTAGTTACCGTCAAGCGCCTTATGAAGAGTGCTCCGAAGAAGCATATAATGAACTCTTAGCGAAGATGCCTACTAATATCTATTGGGACAGTTTGGTTGATAAGGATGATAACGTGGAGGGTGCTCAGACGCTTGCGTGCGTTTCTGGGCATTGCGAAATATGATTATAGACTTTTATCTTATTTCTGGTATGATGGTTGGTGCAGAATTTGTGCAATTAGGCGATGACGATGAGTTTAATAAAGGCATAGTCATCGACTTGTTTGTGTTCAGAATTATGTTCCTTTGGTAGTCTGGGTGTTGTCCTTTAGGGCCTCTTCGGAGGCTCTTTTTTTTATCTAAGATACAAAGACATCTCATCTTTCCTACGCTTTACTAGGCCAGGCAGTTCTTTACCGCCGGCCTTGGTCCACTGCATGAAGGCTTCCGCAGCGCCATCAAAGTCACCACGGTTGTGCTTCATGCGGATGCTAGAGCGTTGGAGATTGCCGAGGCCAACATTGAAAGAGAAGGATACGAGGCTGTCAAACCTAGACTGAGTAAGATTAGCAGGACACAGTCGTAATACGCCTCGCTCAAACGTAGCCAAGTCTGCGGCAAGAATGGCATTAACTTCTGCTGGAGTAAGTTGTCTGTCCCAGCCATCAGGGATTGGTAGTGTTTTTCGTTCATCAAAAGGCACCTTTATATGGTTAGGGTCTATGACATGGCCTACGCCAACGGTCCACAGCAGCGCAGGACAGCGATATGGCTTGACACGAACACCTTCGTGGTGCTTAATCATGTCAATACATTCGGCAGATACCTTCATTTCTTAAACGATTGTGTACCGAACCAGAAGGCAATCACTGATGAAAAGATAATGGCACTGTCTTCATCCCACAGGATAGCCATTGCTTGGTCAAAAGGCACACCAGTCTTCCATGCGTAGAAGAAGCCAAAGATGTTCACAAAGAGTAGCATTACGAACATACCGTAGGTAATCAGAGGCCGCACAGAAGCACGAAGATTGATAACCCACTGTGATGCTCCTTTACCAATCTCAATATCGTGTGCATAGAGTGCCTGTCGTTCCTGCACCGCTGTCTGCATTGCTACCTGATCTGTGCGTATCTCTTCTATGCGAGTCTGTGCTAAGAAGCCTTTCTCGGCCATAGCCAGTTCACGGTCTGTCTGCATCTTGGCTAGGTCTAATTCATGCTTCTTATCTGACCTGTCTTGAAAGAAGTCTAGGAACTTTGGTAGGCCTCCCATAAGGAAGGAGATTAGTGTAGATAGCAAAGTCATCATTACATTAGCCCCATAAATTTAAATAAACCATAAACCAAACCAGAAGATACCAATATCCAAAATATCTCTCGTCTTGTCTCCATACGCTTACGATAGAACTCATCATTAAGTTCTCGGTGCTGTTTTCGTAGTTGTGTAATTAAGGACTTGACTTCTGACACTGCAGACCTTCCAAACTCCATTTCAATCTGTCTGTACATCTCCATCTCTGCGTCCCTGATTTGCCTAATGATTTTGTACTCTTCATAGGCATTCATGAACATCATGTCACCACGGCGCTCAATCTGTTGCTGCTTTCTTTTGAGTGCAATTCTGGCTCGTGCTTCTTCATCAAGGAAGGCGTTTACTTCGTTAGCAGTTTCCTTAATCTCTCTGCCAACTTGTACAGCCTCCTTGATGCCAGATAACGCTGCTCTGGCAGTTGCGGCTGGATCGGACATTATTGTTCTTCGGTCAGTGCTCTGACAGGACCTTGAATTTCAATAATATTATCCAAAACTGCTTGGTTTTGTGGTGTTAATCTTGGATAGATAGCGTTTACAAAATCTTTTACACGGCTTTTAGGAGTTGCTGACATAAAAGCGGCTAGTTCTTTAGGATTAGCAAACAAACGAGCCATTTGTGTATTCATTTCTGGAATGGCATCTCGTTTTACTGCTCTTAAAATTGCATTGGTAATAGCAGCAGTTCTACTTAATAATTGTGGTAACTCCGCTTCACCTGCTTCTATACTGGCTACACGAGCACGTTCAGCAAGTTTATTTGCAGTAGAGGTTCGTTGTAAATCTGCCAAAATTGCATTTATAGATGCTACTTGTTTAGGCGTTAATGCTTGCTCTAAC